GATCAGGCTCAAGGACCAGACAACCCTCAGCATAAACCTGAATGTCGGTCCTGACGTAGTAGGGCACCTTGTGTCCAAGATGCACGAGAAGGGCACCCTCTACCTGTTCAACCCCAACGAAGCGCTGGCTGTGAACAAGGACGAGTTTTTGTGCATGCACATCACCAGACTCACAACGGGAGAAACCCCATGATCGACAAGCAAGCTTTGATCGACAAGTATCGTTACATCAACGTGGACCACGGGTGGTGGCACTTCACCGAGTCTGACTTCCGTTCGATCTGCAAGCGCATGGGCGTGGACCTCGACAGGGGCGAGCCGTCGTTCTCTGGCTTCTGGTCGCAGGGCGACGGCGCGTCGTTCACCGGGTCATACTCCGCGGCCTTTGCCGAGAGCGCACCGCAGGAAATCAGGAACTACGCGCCTGTCGACGAGGAGTTGCACCGCATCGCCGACGAGCTGTGCCTTCTGGCTCGCATGTATTTCCCGGCCTATGTGACCATCGGCAGGTCAAGCCGTAGCTACGTCCATGACTGCACCATGTATGTGAACGAGGTCCACCCTCGTTATGGCGACGAAGATGACTGGGCACCGGAGGTCTACGATGCCGTCGAGCGCGGTGTGCAGGACCTCATGCGTGATCTGGCACGGTGGTATCACCGGGCGCTGGAGCAAGAGTATGACCACCTGACGAGTGACGAGGTTGTGTGGGAGACGATCCAAGCGAACAAACTGGACGTTATGCGCGACGCATAACCTAAATCAAGGAGAGAGACATGTTCAACACATTCAAGCAAGTCGAAGATCACTACAACAGCATCAAGGTCATGGTCAGCAAGAACCACCCACGGGAGCAAGACCTGCGGCCGATCGGACCGCGGCGCTTCAAGTGGGAGCGCATCGAGAAGCTGGACGATGACACCTACGCGTTCTGGCCCGGTTACACGGACGGGGACGACGTGTTCCCACAGACCGGGGACAGGTCGTTCACCAAGGCCGAGAAGATCGCACTTGCTCCTGTGCTGTGGCAGCGCGAGGGGCGCCGGGAGTTCGTCAAGGTGCGTAACTCGACCTACGGGTATGCGATCGGATACTACAAATTCCTCAAGGCGTATCTGCCGACCGCCCTCCCGTTCGGGATTAAGAACGGTGCCCACTACGTCGAGTGTGGTGGCGTGGACTTCTACGCCAAGCACCCGAAAGACGCGTCGAAGGTCAGGGTCGAAGGCATGCGGAACAGCTGGCGTAAAATTCACGGGGTGTTTCAGGCCGAGGGTATGGGTGACGGCGCGTTGGTGTTTGAGCGCAAAGGTGACAAGTTTGTGCCGACAGCGGAGACCAAGAAGCGCGCTGTGCGTGTCGCGAAGCGCGTGGACATGAAACTCAAGGCTGAATTTCAGACGCATATCAACGAGCTGCGCGATTGGATTTTCGCCATTGCACCTTTGATCCCGAGTGAAGGGAAAGAGGCGACCGAGTTTCGCAATGAGCATCACAAAAGGGTTGTTGCCCACATCGCTCGCCGCCACTCAGGGCAAAAGTTCACCTCTTGGTCTTCCCCGGTGACGGTCTACCCGCTGATTGACAGGCGGGATGCAGTCAAGGACCCTGACCACCCGATGCGAATGGTCATGGCCTACGAATTGAAGCAGGAACTTTTTCTCAATCCCAACAACAGGCGTTACGATCGCGCTACGCGCCAGTGGTATCAGTTCGAGCCTGACCGGAAAACGACCATGGCCCGCTTCAACAGATACATCAACAGAGCCTTGGGACTCACAGAAAGCAAGGAGATTCCGAACGATGAGAAGTAATGATCCCGGCGTGATTACGATGGTTCAGCATGCCGAACACATGATCGAGAAATGGCGCAACAAGGAGACGCGTGTGTTCCCCCCGATTGCTGCCATGACCTTGAGCATGTCCAAGGCGTGGCGCGTGGAAATCAAGCCGAGTGGTGCGGTGGAGCTTCTGCACATCGGCATGGAAGGTCGGAAATACCCGAACACCACCGTATATCCGACCGAGGATGATGTGCCGGAGTGGGTAGCAGACAGGCTGTCCATGCTGCGCATGCTCACCGATAGCGACCCCACAAGCTATGTCAACGGGGTGGGCCGTCGGGTCAACGAGAAGGTGTTCTGGATAGAGGGGAAGGAGGATGCAGAGGTATAGGGTGACAACAAAGCAAAGCAAAGGAGAGAGAAGATGAGACTGACGAAAAACATGCGGGAAGAAATCCTGCGCAAAGCAACCGCAGGTGTGCCTGTGGTGAACTACAAGGCCAAGCTGCAGCCCGTCCTGCAGGCCGTGGTGTGCAAGCACATGCCGGAACCCGCTAGGCTGGCTTACGAGGACGAGGAGTCCCGCCTTTTCCTGACCACCGTGCATCTCGAGGTAAAAGAGGGGAACGGCTACAATGGAAGGTCCATGACCTTCAGCAAATACGACAATGATCCCGTTCGAGGCTATGCTGTCCAAGGTCGGCTGGTCGTTCGTGTGGACGACGCGTCTTTCGACCAAGCGCGTAAGGGCACGTTGTCCTACGACCTTGCCGCGGTGGTGCGCAAAACCGGATATCTCGACAAGCACTACGAGCAGCTCGTGGTGATGCAAAACGTCAGGAAGCGTCTGAAGGCCACGCTTGAGAGCGTCACCACGGTGAAGCGCCTGTATGACGTGCTGGAGCCTGAACTGCACCACTTGATCCCGAAGGAAGAGAACGCAGCTGTGGCGAACCTGCCCGCCGCAGCCGGGCCGGTGGTGGACGATCTTCGTAAGCTGGGGGCGCAATTCCCTGACGTGCCGAAGGTGGCGAAATGACCACCTTCAATCGGGGGGACATCGTTCGGAAGAAGAACGGATGGAGCCCAATGGAGGTGACGCGGGTATCGACTTCTGGCGGTCAAGTTAGGGTGAAATACTGCTCACGTCGCATTTCGATCTATCAGGAGCGCTTCAGCCAAGATTGCGAGTCAGGCCTTGCCAAGAACTTCGTGCTCGTCAGAGAGCCGGATGAAGAGTTCAGCCGCTGTCGCGGCGGCTGGAAAAACCGTATGACCGATCGGCATATGGAACAACTTGAAAAGCAAAAGCAGACAGGAGTTGAGAACATGAACAAGCTTTACCAGACCAAGGAAGAAACACCGCGCTTCGGCACCTACCTCGCGATCAACAGCGCGGGATTGATCGTGCTCGAGATGAAGGGCACCGGTGCCGTCGAGACCTTCGACAAGAAAGAGGTTGAAGAGGTCAAGCCGTATACTGTCCGGGTGCGGTTCACCGGCAGCAACCAGCAGGGCTACGAGTTCTTCGCCAGCAAGGGTGACGTGGAGAAGGGCGACCTGCTCTACCTGAAGGGCTACAGCGATCTCGCTCAGGTCATCGCAGTCGACACGAAGTCGAGCAAGGCAACCAAGAATCTGGTTGGCCGCAAGCTGCTGACCGAAAGCTTCGGCGAAGAGGACGAGTGATCCAACAAAGCGGGGCGCGTTATGCGCCCCGCATAACTTCAAGGAGGAAATAGCATGGCAGCAACGCCGGAAGCGAAAGTCAAGAAGAAGGTCGTCGCCGAACTCAAGGCACGGGGCGCCTACTACTTCTACCCTGTAACGGGCGGATACGGATCGTCGGGCGTCCCCGACGTGGTCGCTTGTTATAGGGGGGTGTTTGTGGGTATAGAGTGCAAGGCAGGTAAGAATAAACCAACAGACTTGCAAAAGCGCAATCTTGATGCTATATCGAGGTGCGGGGGCGTAGCACTCGTTATTAACGAAGACAATCTGGGACTTCTTGAAACAACCATGGACAATATTGAACAAGGACGAACATCATGACGGACTACACACAGGCTCTCGAAAAGCACATCGTGGTTGTCAACCAGCTGGACACCAAGACCACATTTGCAGTCGAGCCGGAAACAGGTGAACAGGTTTTCGTCAGCGCAAGGCTGGCAAGGATGTTCAACATCGTTGTGGGTGACCACCTCCGGGCGTTCGTGACGCCCAACAAGGTCCCCGAGAATACCGTGCAGTGGTATGCCATATACGTCACGCCGGAGGCACCGCCGGAAAATCCGTTCGCCATGCTTGCCCATATGACCGAAGAGGCCGAAGAGGTCGAAGAGGTCGAAGAGGTCGAAGAAGCGCAGCAGCTTGAGATGGACCTTGAGGCCAAGCGGGAGACGTCGCGCACAAAATACCAAGATGCAATCCTGCGCCATCTCAAGGACGGCATCGACACGGCGAAGAACATCGCCAAAGAGGTTGGTAGCGATACAACGACCGTCACATGCGCCCTCATATCTCTTCACAAGGACGGGCTTGTTGCTCGAGCCAGTGTGAAAAATCGAGCAGATCAAGCGCGTGACTCGCACGTGCTGTGGGCGTTGAAGGCGAGCGACTTCCTGCCACAACCAAGCTGAGTGTAGCGAGCGAGGAGCAGCGCGTCTGCTCCTCTGCGGTGCGCTCGGCACCACAACCCAAGGAGGGAACTACTATGAAGACTGTATTTGCAACGGTGACCGCGATCGCTCTGGCAACCACGCCCGCTTTTGCAGGCGGCTTGTTCGGCGGCGGTAGCGGCGGCAACGCCTCTGCATCTGCCGGTGCAGCGGCGGGCGCCTCGGCGTCCAGCACGAACCGTAACACCAACCGTAACACCAACCGTAACACGAACACCAACTCGGCCAGCCAAGGTCAGCTGCAAGGCCAGCTGCAGGGTCAGAGCCAGAACCTGAACGGCAACAATTCGAGTGTCGTGATGAACGACCGGCTGCAGGCACCGTCTGTCTCTGCACCGTCGATGTCGTCGGGCCACCCCTGTGCGTTTGGCGGCATGAGCCTCGGCCTGTCTATCGTGGGCGGCGGCGCGTCCGGTGGCGGCAATGCCAACCGCATCGACGATGCCTGTATGCTCGGCCAGCTGGGCTATACGACAGCGGCCATGGCGATGATCGCGTCGCGCAACCCTGAAGCCCGTCGGGCTCTGGAGCGGGCCGGCCACATCGCCCCGGCGCCTGCGGCGTCGACATCGACGCGTTCCTCTGCACCGCGCACGGTGGCGTCGGTTGCATATACGTCCTGCAAGTTCGAAGATGGTGCGATCCGTGTCGGTGTGCGCCGTGGTGCTTCGGACGAAGTGAAGGCGCGGGCCGTGAGCGAGTGCCGTTCGGCGCTCAAGTAATCCGGGATTAGTCACCCCGGTAGGGGCGGCGGCACATAACCCAAGCGGGATGTTCCACCAGCCGCCGCCCCGCATAAACATCAAGGAGGCAAATATGCTCAAGCAACCAGTCGCAGGCATGGGTGACAGTAACCTGCGTTTCAACGGATACGGATGGGCAGGCGCCCTAGCGGAACACGGTCTCTATGAGGGCGACATCCTGAACATGCCCGGGGGATCAACGGCGAACGCCTTGCACGCGCTGCGTCACGTGCCGTGGCCGACAAGGGAAGGTCCAGTGCTCGTGACCTTCGGCATCAACGACATGATCCAAGGGATCGGTCCGATCGAGTTCTGCAAGAACCACCTCAAGATCAAGCGCGAGTTTGAACGAGCCGCCGGAGAACGTGAATGGGTCTGGATGCCGTCTCACTACACAGGCCACTGGAAGCTGGAGGTTCTGCGTTATGCGCTGCGCATAACGGCATGGTGGCACGGCATCACGTTCGTGAACCTGCGAAAGCACAGCAAGCAAATGCGCTTCTTCTACAACTCGGACATCGACCCATGGCACCTGAACCATGCCGGATACGAGACTTTGACCTATCAGGTGGTGCACGATGGATAAGAACTACCTGAAATACCTTGAGCAAAAGCAGCGACGCAAGGATCGCCGAGACCACTCTGCGCAGGCGCTGCGCGCCGCAGGCTACGTGCCGCTGCCGAGATGGTGGGTGCTGCCGGAGGAGATGGAGGTGATCCACCGCATGGCTCACAATCACGAAGACGAGGTCAACCGCATCCGCGGCGAAGCGATAAAGAGGGCGAAGAATGAACAATGAAGACCGCAAGAACCTAGAGGCGGCGGTGATTATCGTCGCTCTGGGCATCCTGTATTTCGTCGGACCGTTTCTGATCTGGGGAGCGAAGGGGCTTGCCATAGCCCTCATGATCTTGTGGGGAGCGGGCGCGCTGGCGTTTCTGATCGGCCTCGTGTTCTGCGCTCTGAATGACGCCCCCGGCATGGGCAAGAGCGCCCCGCCGATGCCGCCGATGCCAACGTATAGGAGCGAAGACGATGACTGAGTTCTTCACGATGATGCTGATTACGTTCACCGTCCCCGGCCACGGCGAGATGCAGGCCGCTCTGCTATATCCGAGCGAGCAGGCCTGCGGAGAGGCCCTGCCAGCCGTCTACGGCACCATTCGGGCACACTACCCTGACAGCATGGGGCAATGCCGCGTCACGCCGCTCATGAGCGCGTCTGTGCGGCCGAGAGGGAGGGGAAACCGATGAGTGAAGGACAGTTTGTGGATTTTGCCACCCTTGAAGATTGGGAAATGCGGGACAGGGAAAAAACCAAGCGCCTCGATGCGCTTGAGGCCAAGTTGGCGAAGGCGGTGGGTGGTTTGCAGAAAATTTGGCTCGAATATGATCCGTCAGAAGAGACTGGCAATTCTGGCGCGATGTTTAACATTGCCTGCGCCACCCTCGCAGAACTGAAAGGAGAGGCTGATGATAAATGAAGGCTGGGACGTGATCATGGAGCGCGTAGAGAAGCTCGGCCTGCATATAGATGTTGGGGAATTGGACTGGATGACCATGATCCTTGATTATGCGGAACAGATAAAAGAGGCGCGCGATGAAGCAGAGGCCAAGTTGGCGAAGGCGGTGGGGGCGCTGGAGAGAATACAAGACGGCTCGTATGGAAAGAGCGCTGCAATAGCTCGAACCGCCCTCTCAGAACTGAAAGGAGAGGCTGATGAATGACGAACACCCGATACTCTGGATCATATTTTTTGTAGGCATCGGCGTTGGCTTGTCCAACTGCGGCGCCGGGACGGGGATATACTGATGGCACATTGGCATTATCAGGTCATGCGGCATAAGCCGACAGCGGCGCATGAAGAGGAATACTACGCAATCCATGAGTATTTCCCGTTGGAAGACGGGCCGGCGTGGACCGAAGAGCCGGTGCAAGTCGATGCTAGTAACGTCGACGAGCTGAAGAAAACCCTTCTGCTCATGCTGGGTGACATCGAAAAGCACGGGGTGATGGACTATGAGTGACGAGCGCGAGCCTCAGACCATCAAGGTCCACACGGTGGACGACTTCGCCGAGGCCCTGAAAAGGGCCGAGAAGGGCGACACCCTGATCTACTACACTGGCGATCACGTCGGTGGGGACATCTGCCGCTTTGCATCCCGCATGGCGGATCAGGGATACGTCACCCTCGTGCAACGCCGACTTGCCCGCACTGGTGTGGGCAAGTTTCAATACGAAGCCCAGCGAACAAAGAAGAGGTTCAAATGACCGAGCAAGAAGAACGCATCTGGAAGACCATCCTCGACAACCGACACCTGTCGGCCGAGGAGATTGCGACGATTGTCGGGTCGGCCACGGAAGAGGTGCAGGCCTGCATCAACCGCATCTCGTCGCCAAACTGGCGGGAAGAGAAGCCCTCGGTGAAGCCGACGCGTGTCACCATGCTGGAGACCGCCAAGCTGCTGACCTCCGGTGACCGCAACAACTCCTACGGGCCGCCCCATGACAACCTGAAAGACTGCGCGCACATGTGGGAGGCCTACCTGAACAACAAGTTCGGAGCCATTCAGCTCCAGCCAGACGGGAGTTATGCGGTGCGCATAACAGCAGAAGACGTGGCTTGGATGATGACCCTGCTGAAGATGACCCGCACCTTCTACCCGGGCTACCACCCTGACAACTATGTCGACGGCGCTTGCTATGCGGCAATCGCAGGGGAGTGCCGGGAGATCGAAGATGCGGAAGGGTAAGTCGCACGGCATGCCCGCCCCATACCACAGGCCCAAGGATACGACGTGGACTGCACGGCAGAAGCTGAAGATCGTTCAGACGCGGTCCACGAACACCCGTGACGAAGCAAAGAACGTCACATTGAAAACACCACCGTGGGAGAAGGAGAGAGACGATGCACATAATGATTGATCTGGAGACCATGGGCACCAGCCCGACAGCTCCGATTATCTCGATCGGGGCGGTGCTTTTTGATGCCGAGGAGATCAAGGAGCGCTTCTATGAAGTGGTCGACCTCAAGAGCGCCGTGGATGCTGGCGCGGTGATGGAGCCGGGAACGGTCATCTGGTGGATGGAGCAGAGCGACGAGGCGCGCGCCGCGCTCACCGGGAAGGGGGAGAAGATTGATCGGGCCCTTGAACTCTTCTCTTCGTTGGTCGACGCGGTCAGCCTTGTAAACGGGCTCAGCGGCGTCTGGGGCAACGGTGCAGCGTTCGACAACGTCATTCTCTCGGAGGCCTACAAGCGCCTCGACCTGCGGGTGCCGTGGCCGTTCTGGAAGGACAAGTGCTATCGCACGGTCAAGGGCCTGTACCCTTCGGTCGGGATCAAACGTGTCGGAACCCACCACAATGCGTTGAGCGACGCCGAGACGCAGGCCGAGCACCTGATCCGCATCAACGAGGCGGCTGGGGGGATCATCCTGTGATGCGGCTGTTCCTCGATATAGAGGTCTACCGGAACTACTTCTTGGCCCTGTTCATGAATGAGCAGGGGCGAGTCAAACGCTACGAGATATTCAACGACGACCGCAGCAAGTTTCCGGTGGGCGATATCTTCAAGATCGTGAGCAGCCCTGACGTGGAAATCGTCACGTTCAACGGCAACAGCTACGACGTGCCGATCCTGTCGCTGGCGCTGGTGGCCCCGTTCCCGAAAGAGCTGAAGCGAGCAAGCGATCGGATCATCAAATACAACCTTCGCCCTTGGCTCTTCTACAAGGACGAGGGCATCCAGCCGCCCAACATAAACCACATCGACATCATCGACGTGGCCCCGGGCATGGTTGGCCTGAAGCTCTACGGCGGGCGCCTAAACGCCCCCAAGCTGCAGGAACTGCCGATACACCACGACGCCACCGTCACCGAGGATCAGGTGCCGATCCTGCAGCAGTATTGCCGCAACGACACCGAGGTGACGAGGATGCTGTATGAGTCGCTGTCGCAGGAGATCGAACTGCGCCGCGCCATGAGCGAAACATATGGCGTGGACCTGCGGTCGAAGTCCGACGCGCAGATCGCCGAGGCTGTTCTCAAGGCAGAGTTCCAGCGCCTGACAGGGGACAGGCCGTCCAAGGTGGAGCTCATGGGTGACAGGTTCCGCTACGAGCCGCCCTCTTATATCCGGTTTGCGACGCCCGAATTGAAGGAGGTGCTGCGCACGGTGCGCGAGGCTGACATGGTCATCAGCGAGGAGACCGGGCACGTCAAGATGCCCAAGGAGATTGCCAACCTGAAGATCGAGATCGGCCAGAGCCGCTACAAGATCGGCATCGGGGGTCTACACAGCCAAGAGTCGGAGACAGCGCATTTCACCGACGACGAGAACATGCTGATCGACCGGGACGTGGCGAGTTACTACCCCGCCATGATGCTCAATATGAACATGCAGCCGGGGGGCTTCGGCAAGCACTTCAACACGGTGTATCGTAACATCCTTGAAGACCGCCTGAGTGCCAAGAAGTCCAAGGACATGGTGAAGTCGAACTCGCTGAAGATTGTTCTCAACGGCACGTTCGGCAAGACGTCGAACAAATACAGCACTCTGTATTCCCCGGAGTTCATGATCCGCACGACCATCACCGGCCAGCTGACCATCCTCATGCTGATCGAAGCGTTGGAACGGTATGGCATCCCGGTGGTATCGGCCAACACCGACGGCATCGTGATAAAGTGCCCGCGCAAGCACAAGGCGGCGATGGATGCGATCATCGCCAAGTGGGAGAAGCACACCGGCCTCGAGACGGAAGAGACGCAGTATGCCGCGCTCTACTCGCGCGACGTGAACAACTACATCGCCGTGAAGCCCGACGGGACCGCCAAGGCCAAGGGCGTGTATGGGCCGGTGACGCTGCGCAAGAACCCGCAGAACCCGATCTGCGCCGAGGCCGTGATTGCGTATCTGACCAAAAAGGTGCCAGTGTCCACCACCGTGCGGAACTGCCGGGACATCACCAAGTTCCTCACCCTGCGCACCGTGAATGGCGGGGCCGAGAAAGACGGGGAGCCGTTGGGCAAAGCCATAAGGTGGTATTACGCCAAGGGGGTGAAGGGGGCGATCCACTACGCCACCAACGGCAACACCGTGCCGCGCAGCGAGGGGGCCAAGGTTCTCATGGACCTGCCGGATCGCATGCCGGGGGATGTCGACTACGAGTGGTATATCAAAGAGTGCGAAGAGATTCTCATGGCTATCGGTGAGCGCCCAAGACCGCACGTAGAAAAGATACCACGTAAGAACAGTAAGGCTTGGAAAGAGTTGTATAATGCTGGTAAGATAGTCGAGAACAGCAAAGGTAAGTGGGAGTGGGCATGAGCCAACCAGCAAAAATCGCACCGTGGTCATACAGCCGGATCAAGGCGTTCGACACCTGTCCGAAGCAATTCTATCACACGCATATCCTCAAGGAGTTTCCCTACAAGGAGACCGAGGCGATGCGCTACGGCACGGAGTTTCACAAGGCTGCCGAGGAGTTCATTCGGGACGGGAAGTCAGTCCCCGACCGCTTCGCCTTCGCCAAGCCTTCGCTGCAGGCGCTGGCGGACAAGCCCGGCGACAAGCACTGCGAGTTGAAGTTCGGCCTGACCGCTGATCTGCAGCCGTGCGGCTTCTTCGACAAGAAGGTGTGGTTCCGTGGTGTGGTCGACCTCGCGATCATCGACGACGAGGATGCGTGGATCGTGGACTACAAAACCGGCAAGTCGGCCCGCTATGCCGACAAGGGCCAGCTGGAGCTCATGGCACTGGCCATGTTTAAGCATTTCCCGCAGGTGAAACGCATCCGTGCGGGACTTCTGTTCGTGATCGCCAAGGAGTTCGTCAAAGACAAGTACGACGCCGAAGGCGAAAGCGACATGTGGGGTAAGTGGTTGTCAGAATACAGCAAGATGGAGAAGGCCGCGGAGACCGACGTGTGGAACCCAAGGCCATCAGGTTTGTGCAAGGCGCACTGCCCGGTGACGGAGTGTGCACATAACGGAGGAAGCAGATGACATCTGAGATCGACGACGAAGCAACTAACACCATGGTCATGCTCGACATGGAGGTGCGGAAGAAAATCCGCAGAGAGCTCATGGATATGA